ATGTTGTGTGCTTATGCTCGTGAAATACCGCGTGGATCGTCTACAACCGCTTCGACTGAATCATCATTAATTAGGCGGAATTCCCGCCCATGAATCTTCAAACGTGTGCCGCTGTTCGGGCGCGCGAGGACAAAATCACCCTCTTTGCACCAAGGCCCTGTTGGGAATCGGCTTGCGTCTTTGTAGCAATCAGGCCCCATCTTCACGACAAAAAAGACCGTACTAAGGACTTCCTCATAGTGCATGGTTGAATCTGCCTTGATAATCCCGCTCTCGTACTTACTCTCGATCTCGGGAATACCCACCAAAATGTGGTAACCAGAAGGTTGTGGCAATTGTGTCGCCCGTTCTTCCGCTGTCTCCGGCAGTGTTGATACTTCACCGCTTTCTGTAGCGATGGCTAGTTCAGTCATCTTCATGCTCCATTCTCTTTGCGAGGTCTATAAGATAAATCTCTACGGCGGTGAGACCTCGAATTTCACCGCACATAAATTGGTCCTCATCAAAGGTCTTAGCCGATCTGTTAGCTAACGCGTCGGAAAGTTGTGCCCGACGCTCCCTTAGTTCTTTAACTGCCGCTTCTATAGCGTTCATTTATCTTTACCTTTTTGTGGGGGTTTGGATTTTTGTTGTTGCTGGTTATTTCGTTGCTGTTGCAGATTAATAGCTGCGCGGAAGCCTTCAGTTTCTTGCGTACGGTCAAGCTTCATACGGTCAGTTTGTGATTTAACCGCCATATTTGCACCAGCGATTTCTTTCTGAGCGTTAATGCGCTCCATCTCGATTGCCATCTGCTTCTCTTTGGCTGCTGCATCAAGCTGGTCTTTAGCAATCTTGCGCTGAACTTCTGCCTGTTTGATCTGCAACTCTTGCATCTGCATTTGAATAATTGGGTCTTGCATCTGTTGCTGAGCCTGTTGTTGTTGGGCTTCTTGCATGTGCTGTTGTACAAGTTGTTGTGTAGCTTGCGCAGCACGTTGAGATACTTCGACTTCAATTTCTTTAGGAATCATCACATCGTCGTCTTCCTCGTAGTTCGGCAATGTAATACCCATAGTCGCTTCCATCTGCTTGCGATACTCGTAACCAACGTGCTCATTAATGTGCGCCATCATCGCTGCTTGCAGCATCTGAACCTGTGGGTTCTGACCCAGAATCTCTTGAATCTTCGGGTCTTGCATTGCACCCATGTGAACAGCAATATGCGCCTGATGATCCTGATACAAAAACGCTTTAACAGGCTTACCCGCTAAAAGGTTTTGGTTCTCAGTTACAGGGTCGCGCGGGCGCGTATCGTCGTCCATTGGGATCAACTTGTTTGCGTTTTTAATCCCCAATACTTCAACCATCTGACGGTGCAATAGCGGCAAGTCATACAACTGAGGAGCACTTTGGGCAAGCTGAAACACAGCTTGATACTGGACAACCTTCTGAGACATAGTTGCAGCATTTGGATCACTGACAGGCACTACATCTACCTGATCGTAATCACTTTGCTTCGCCCGTTTTGATCCGTCTACCGGCTCGTAGTCGTACTCGTCTGGTGTAAAGTCACGAATAATGTCCTTTAACAGACGAAACTCTTCGTGCATTGAGTAGTGAATACGCGCCTGAATCGCAGACATAATCTTCAGGGTACGCTCTAAAATAGCCAGTGTGGTCCCAACGGGGGATTGGGCCGACATGTCACTGATTTTGAGATCAGCCGCACTGGCAAACCTACGGCCTTCATCGATGATTTGATTCATCAATCCAGCCAAAACTTGAGACGGCTCCTTGTACGGGAGCATCATGATGTTGTCTTTTACTGAGCCACTTGGGATGTCTACGTCTCTAAACTCACCCGGAGAGATAGGTGTGTCATCGCCCTTAATACGCATACCACGGGCTTTCAATCCACCCGGCAGGTTAGAAAGGGTGCCTGCATCAACTAGTTGACGAAGAATAGAAGTACCTGATTTTGCAAACGCACCGATGAGGTGGATAAGGCCAAAGCAATAGAAGCCAAACCCGGGAACATAACCGTAGTGAACAAAGTGATTACGCTTTAATTTAAGCTTATCTTCAGGCTTCCAATTGCGCCGAATTGAGAGGATTGTTTGTGTACTCTTCTCAATAGTTACAATGTAAGGCAGTGCTATACCCGTCTCTTCACCGTCGTCATCTACATCCTCGTAACCCGGCAAGTCCAAGTCAACCTGCATCTCCAAGAGTTTGTAGCGATCATCTGTAGTCGCTCTAAAGCCCAGCTTCTCGGCAATCTTTTTCTCAACTTCTTCGATGGTATTAACTGGGTCGCCCAAGTCTTCGTCAAGATAGAAACCCGACACTTGTAGCTTCCTAAGTTCGTTTTTTGTCTTGCGCATGACGTGCGTTACACGTTCACATGTTCTTAAAGAAGACGCGCCATATGGCACAACTACATCTTCCGCAGGAACATAGATCGACGTTTGACGCCCTAAAGACGGGTCAAAGTAAACCTTCTTAAACGCATTACCAGACAGCCCCAAGCCCCACAACATACGCTCGTGTTCAGGACGGTACTCAGGCATTTCTTCTGTCAGGCGGTAATTCATGTCGTCTTTAACTCGTTCAGACGCTTCTTTTTTAGCCGTAGTTTCTTTGCCTATAATCTTCGTCTTAACCGGACCCGCCGCTGGAAACGTCTCCATAATCGTTTCAGACTGAAACTTAACCAGAGCCTCAGACAGTAAAGGATGTGTAACACCGCACGCACCAGCCCAAGGTTCTGTTCGTTCTTCAAGCTTCATCCCCAATAAATCAAGCCCGTCAACGTAAGTCTGTACCCAGTCCTTACGACTCGATATATCTTCCTCATACGCGTCGATCAAATCAGAAGCAAGCAGTGACAACTCGTTGTCCGCAATAAACTCTGCCAGATTCGCTTCAAAGTCCTCGTCAGTCATCTCGCGTGGCTCAATCTCAATCTCAAGCCCATCGGTTGCAATCCTCACCGACTCTGGGTCTTCGATCTCAATCTCCAAGTCAGGCTCGTCCATCATTGCCTGATCCAGCCCTTGCGGGGCTGCGTACAAACCTTTTTCGATGCTCATGATTTTTTCCTTGTTAAACCACCTTGACGCAAGCCAAGCATGGATTTTATTTTTGCCATAAACCCCGGATTATCTGGGTCTTCTTTGGTAGATGTAGACCCCGGTTGGCGTGTATACGGAGGTAAATCTTTTGCATCCATACGAGTCTGACGCAATCCAGTTAAAGCTTCATATGCTTCTCGCTCTGCTGGGGTCTTTAATATGTGTTTACGCACATACGGGTCAGTTACTAACCGTTTCCCAGCTACTTGCTCTAACGCAGAAAGCGTCGCTAATTGTTCGTCTAGATAATTACGTGTATCAGAACGGCCTAAAACGTCTGAAGAAAAATATCCTGATTTAGCATCTGCATCAGGTAAGCCATAAGCTTTAATAAGATGCGGCGCATGTTGTACAAGACGTTTTACTATTTCACCTCGATCTGGACCGCCTTTACCGACCATCGAATTCCATAAAGAATTAATGCTTGTCACACCACCAATTCCCTGTGCTTCTAACGCATGTTCGGCCTCATGTGCTCTTGTTATAGCTAGTTCTTTTTTAGGCTGTGCGTCGTTATATACAGAATAAGAAGTACGTCGTCCTTCCTGCGTGTTAACAGGTTTGTTATAACCTTCAATTGAGTCCCGCATAGGCGCTAAAAATTCTTCAGCTTGCGTTAGTCCAGTACGTGTATAAGGCGCACTTTTTGCCGGAGCTTTTTCAACAATGCCAAAATGTCCACCTGCCCTTTCTAATGACGCGCGTATATACGGCGGCAGTTTGTTCCATTCTTCTGGGGTCATAATATTTCCTCAATAGTAAGCTTTTCTGCGTTTCGATTTAAACAGTTGAATCTCTTCTGGCTCGTCGTTATCAAGCCGGATAAACCCACCTTGTCTAAACCGCATCAAGGCCAATGTGGTCGAGTCAACCAAGTCGTCGTTAATGCCTGACGGAAAGTCGTTGCACTCTTCAATCACCTCCATAGCCCAACGTCTCTGGGGTGCCCACACAATACCTCCGTGAAAGAGGCTAGATACTGCGTTTACTCGGGAAATCTTGTCTTGCCCTTTGCCGGGGGTAAACTCTTGTACTGGCACACCCATACGCCGCATTTCCTGATACAACACCGATCCGTTTGACTTCTTCTCGACTATCAAAGCATCAGGCTCCCAGTCCTTGTACTCTTCAAGCACGAGTGCTTTTAAGTCCGGGTACTCAAGTCGTTTCTTTATAGAATTCAAAAGAATGATGTTGTAGTTGTTGACTTCCTCGTTGTAAAACACGCCCCATGTTGTTAAGGCGTTATAGTCAGAACGGTTATTTGCTTCTTGTGCCGCATCAAGCGACATAATGATGAACTCGCACTGTGGGGCATCTTCTTCCTCCCACATATTCCACCACTCACGCTTTATAAGCGCTCCCTCTTCCGAGGTCGGTTGCTGCATGTACTGTGCGTTCCAGTATCGTATATCCAGTGATGCCTTTTTCGCCAACAACTCTTCAACCGGCCAGAATTCGGGCCACAGAGCGTTGTCGTTTTCGTCGATTGCCGGGAACTCCACCACTTCCCAGCGATCCACATCCTCACTGCGCTCCATTTGCGTGAC